TCACCTCTTTACCACATAACACCAGTACCGGTCCAGCTTGTCTTTGTGTGCGTCTTTGTCCATCAGGAAAGCCTTTGCCAGGTCTGCGTACAAATCCGGCTTGCTGATACCTACTTTTTCAAAAATGCTGCAATAATCCGAATACATCATGTTCATGATCACCCAGAAACGCATCGGATCCAAGGAAGCAAGTCCTTTCTGGTACTGGATCTGGCGGGTCTGCTCCATAGTCTAATGAGCACCGCGAGAGCCATCCTCATTCTGCTTGGATACCACCCGCTCCTTCGCCTTTTCATGGTCCAGCTCCATGCCGCTAGAACCTTCTGCCCGGCCGCCCTTCATACGACCGTAGTAATTTTTGATGCGGTTTCCGCTGTAATCGCCGGCTTTGACTTTGTTGCGTCCGCCATTGGCCGCCATAGCCATGCGGGTATAGCGTTTCATGTGGTTGTCGGCCATTAAGTGCTACCTCCTTCTGCCACGGGGGCGGTGCCGTCAATGGTAGCCAGAGCGTTGTTGGGCGCGCAGCAGGGGCAGCCCAGCAGCTTGATGCTGCCGTCTGCAGCCGATGCGGAAACCAGCGCTGCGTACCGCGTCCTGGTTCTGATGGCACAAGCCGTGACCTGAGCGCAGCAGTGGTTGGTCAGGGGATACTCCACCGCGCCGTCACTAATGGTGATCACCACGGGAGCATTGATGGTAGTAGTCGCGGGGATCGCCTGCGCCACTACGATGCAGTATTTGCATCCGTTGGCGTAAGAACCTGCGGGCAGGTTGATCACCAGCGACGTACCGTCAAACGTAACGGCTTCGCTGATAACAAGCCGGTCACACAGCTTACACACGTTTGTGCAGCTCATAATAAATCTCCTTTCAAAGGCAGGGGTGGCCGAAGCCGCCCCCGAAGTCTCACCCGTTCGGGGATCATTTTGCCGACGTCGGCAAAACGCTTCAGCCGCAGCCACAGCCGCAGCCGGAACCGTCAAAGCTCACTGGCCGCCCCTGCGGGGCATATCCGGGGCCGTATCCGTAATTAGGAAAACAAGTCTGATTCATGAGCCACCTCCTCGTTTTTTCTGAATCTAATTGTAAACAAAACATCGGCCCACTGTGTTTGCACACGGTGGGCCGATGTTCAAGTTATGCTTGTTTTAGGTCATATAATAATTTTAAAAAAGCCTCAATATCCACACGCATTGCGTGTACAATAAATAATGTCAGGAGAGGACAGCGAGTCCCACTGGAACGGAGGAAAAGCTGATGGACGATAAAAACAAAGAAGCCCTGCAAGAGCTTCTGAAAATCTTGAGTGAAAACCCTGAGTTGGCGGACAAAGTGGTAATCACGATCAAGCCCAACAGCAAGCCCAAGCAGAGCAAGGCCAAGGCCTAACGACCCCGGCACCGAGGGGGGAGCGGAAAGCTCCCTCCCCCTAAGGTTATCACCAAAGACGCTAAATTTCAAGGGGGATTTAAAATGAACAAGATTAGAAGGAAAGAAATCGCTCAAGCCATTGAGTTGATGGAGCAGGCACGTGAAATTTTAGAGGCAGTTGCGGATGAAGAGCAGGAGGCTTTTGATAATTTACCTGAAAACATCCGGAATTCCGAACGCGGTGAAACGATGGAGCAATATATTGGCATGTTGGAGGAAGCAGTTGAAAATCTTGATACTGATGAACTTCAGGAAATCGCAGATGGTTAAAGAGGAGGCAAACTATGACTATCAAAGAGATTTGCGAAACGTACCATTTTAGTCAAACAGAATTATCGAAGCGATTTGGTATTCCGCTTCGCACCGTGCAGGATTGGCACGCGGGACGAAGAACCCCTCCCGATTATGTTATTTCAATGATGACGGAAATTTTAGAGTTCAAGAAAAAGGACACGGAGAATTAACTCCGTGTCCTTCCTTATATAATATTTAATTTGTGCGCTGTAAACTGCACCTTCTGGAGGATGTACGGTACACGGCCCGAAACCGTAGAGCATGCCCATCCCAGCTCGGCCGCGATCTCGATTTGCGGCCACTGGTCGATCAAATACCTTCTGGCGATCAAGGTATCGTCCCGGCCCAAGTTGCTTTGCGTAATGCAGGTTTCCATCTCCGCAAGAAGTAAGTCCCCCAGCCCTCCCGGAAGTCGAACTCTTGCGCTTGCCATACATCCTCCGTTTCAGTTTTAGCCTTTTGCGGCCCGCTTGGCCATAATGGCAGCCTGGGCCCGGGTACAGTAAGCATTAGGCTGAGAACCGTCGGTGATGCCCATAGACACCGCCTCTTTCAGTTCTTCTGCCAGCGCGCTGCTGACGCTCCGCTGACCCAAAACGTACTGCATCCGGTTTGCCAGCTGCATAATCTGTTCGTCCGTCAGTTTGGAAATGTCCATTTCTTCCTCTCTTTCCACGGGAGCGTCAAACAGCTCCTGCTCCGCCTTTCGACGCCGCTGCAGTCCAACCAGAACTTTACCGCCCGCCTTGTTGTAAAGCGCCATGGCGTTTCGGATCTGTACCAACGTCCGGTCTCTGCACAGTGTCCGCAGATTGCCTACGCCGCAGTTGAACGCAAAGGAAATCAGCGCGTCCCGCTGGTTTGCGTTCAGCTGCTCTGCCAAAGGCACGTTGTAGGGGTTGTCTACTGCGTCGGCAAAGCGCTGGCAGTCCTGCAGCAGCAGCCGGTCCGCCTCTACCTGCGTAATGGTCATGCTTTCCGTCACATCCGGGCCGTAATGGCCCCAGCCAATGGTCCAGTACTGCTCTGTGGAAACGGGTTTGTAGGCTTTTAGCCTGCATCCCTCATGCGTCTTAATGAGCCATAAACCGGCGTTGCCGATTGGTCTGCCCATGCGCTCTCCTCCTTATCAGTTTTTTACTTCCGGCAGGCCGGCCAGAGAGGTCAGGATGGACACCACGCCCGCCATAGCGGAGACGGAGGCCACCGCCACCCAGTCAGCCTCCAGAACGCCCACGGCGCTGCCGGACAGCATACCGACGGCCGTCTGGGCTACGGTCTTAATGGCACGGATCAGCGCCGCTTTCAGCCACGTCATGCTAATTCACTTCCTTTCAAGCTAGGGCAGTGCCCTTGATCTCATAAGTCTTGCCGCCGACAAACACCATGGCAAAGGCATCGCCCATGTCGCAGCCGACCAGCTGGCCATCCTTCACCCGAACCTTGTCCAGAGTGCCGGTGCCGGAGTCCAGCAGGCCCCAGCCGTTGACTTCGGCAGGAGTTTCGCCGATCACGGTAGCAGCACGCTCCTCGTCGGTGATCAGGTTCTTGTCGGGATTCAGGTACAGGGCAGAGCCAGCTTCCTTCAGGCCTTGTTGGTCTCTTCCAGAGTGGCCTCGCCGGTGGTGTAGGCACGGATGATAGTAGTCACGTTCTTCATAGCTTTGGTTCCTTTCTTTTTATCAATTTGGTTGGAATCCGACCAGTTTACACGGGTTACGCCGTCCGTTTCCAGACGTAGACTGCCAGATAAGGCGGCAGGTTGTTAGCCGCCTGTGATCGTTCCGGTTCCTGCATTGGAGTAGAACTTTTTGTTGATATTGTCATACAAGCCAATCGTGCCGTCCGGGTGCCTGCAAGGCAAAAAATCTCGAATCGTTTTCCCATTGTCTCTGATTTGACAAGAGTAAATCTTGAGATTTCCCGCGCCCAGCGCTCCTTTGTTGTTGACACCGCCAATCCACGCGTTGCCGAAACCAGTAAACGTAGCAGCCGTTGCCGTTTGATAAAGTTCCCCGTCCAAATAGCACTTGTTTTTGTCAGAACGCAGGATGTGCTTATTACTGTCAGCTTTCCCTTCTCCGGTAGCCGCATCGTTGTAGCCAAAACGATAGCTATCGGTACTATTAACAACGAAAGACAGGTTTTGGTTGTTCAAGGATTCTCGCTGACCCATAAGGAAGTTATTTGCACCGAATTTCGTCAACTGGAACTCAAGTGTATATCCACTGTTTTGGTTAGGCGTGAAACCACTATCGATGTATTGTGTTCCCGTAAATTCGATGTAGTTGAGCCATTCGTACCGCCAGTATCCGATTTTGTCCAGTTCAGACATTATTTCTGCCAGCATTTCCTGCTTGTCTGTAGCCGTCCAGTAGTCCGTCCCCTTGACGGGCGTTTTGCCGTCCGCACCGACAGGACCTTGAGGGCCTGTGGCTCCGGTAGGACCTTGGGGGCCTACTTCGCCCTGCGGTCCCTGCACACCCTGCACGCCTTGAATTCCCTGTTCTCCCTGCGGGCCTTGGATGCCCTGCGGTCCTTGCGGACCCTGAACACCCTGTGCGCCGGAAAGGTCGGTCAGAAATTCATAAGCGGTCAGTCCCTTGTAGAACAGCTTGGCATTGTCTTCGTCTTCTACGTTGCCGGTGTCGATCACGACAAAGCCGCCCTGCGGCACATCGTCGGTCGAAAACCCGGCATCCATTTCAGCAATAGAGGGGTAGACCTTGGCGATGTAAAATGGGTCGCCCTTGGGGCCTTGAACGCCCTGCTCTCCCCGAACGCCGCGATCTCCCTGCGGACCCTGTAGCCCAATCTCTCCTTGAATACCCTGCGGCCCCTGTTCTCCGGGATCACCTTTTTCTCCGGGGTCGCCCTTATCGCCCTTATCGCCTTTATCGCCCTTCTCACCCTGCGGGCCGGCAGGGCCGGGGGTCAGTTCGATTTCCTCCAGCGCCTTTTCCAGTCCGGTAATGGCAGACATGGGGTGCTGGTCCGCTGCATCACGGTTGATCAGTTCGTTGTGGTCGGAGGTTCCGCCTTCGATAACTGTAACCACTTTTGCCCGCTCTGCAGACAAAGCCGGCGTCTCCTGATCACTCATAGTCAGCGTCGCAGCGCTGCCGGAACTCACTTTAAGTCGGATCATAGCCAGCCTCCTTCAGCAGTTCTTCCACGTTGACGCCCACCACGTCTGTTGCGCCGGGGTTTCCGGCCTCGTCCGTAAAAGCAAGCTGCAGGCGAACCTCGGTGCTTCGAAGCTTCAGAGCGTCTTCCACAGGGATCGTCACCAGCAGTTCCGTGTCGGAGAGGACCTGCGGCACGTATTCAAAGAACAGATACCCCTGCTTCAAATAAAGCTCCAGATTGGAAAGCTTGGTCAGTTCCGCGCCGTCCACCGTCAGGAGGACGCGGTTTTCGATTCTCTGTCTCATAGGATTCCTCCTTTATAACCTAGACGCGCCGGTCAGCAGCCACGCAATGAGGGCGCCGGCCACCACCAGCAGGATTTTATCCATCAGACCTTCCCATCGCTTGGCGGGTCTGCCTTCCAGGCGGTCATGGCTCAGCCCTCCACCAGAACGTCGTCCGCGACCTTGTAGACCTTGCCGCCGATGACGCACAGAGCCTCGGCCTCACCCATGCCGCCGCTGATGATCCTGCCGTTCTCCACACGCACCTTGTCCATGAAGCCGGTGCCGGAATCCAGCAAGCCCCAGCCGTTGGCCTGATCGGGGTAGTAGCCCACGGTGGTAGCGCGCCGCTCTGCCTCGGTCAGTTCGTTTCTGCCGGGCAGCAGCTTGATACCGGTCAGCTTCTTATTGGCCTCCTCCAGTGTCAGTTCGCCGGCATTGAATTTTGCGATAACATCAATATTGCTCATAAAAATACCTCTCCTCTTTCATAAGCGTCTGCGTCCTCATACGGACAGTTCTGTCATAGACGGCACCGCAGTCTGGAAGCTCTCCCATGTATGCTCTGCCGCATCCAGATCCGCCCAGATATAACCGGCCCGATGGCACTCCTCCCACGTCAGGTAGCGGAAATAGAACTCCACTCCCAGATGACAGGGCAGGATCTCCAGCACGATCGTTTCGATGCGGTCAAAGCCCGCCGGAACGCCCGCCACTTCCGGAAACAGAACCCGCAGCTTTCCATCCCCTATTTCCTGTGCCCAGGCCTTGATGCCACAGCCCTGCAGGGTCAGGTTGATAGCAGAAGGAGTCAGGCTGTCCCCGTCGATCTGCAGCAAGGCGGCGAGAGCCGCTCTGCGCTCCTCTGGCGTTACCGCCGCGTTCCGGCGGACGAACAGGGCTTCTCTCCGCGCAAGGCCCTCTCCCTCTGCCGTAGCGGCTAGGGCCTCCCGCTCCGCGGTTTCGATCCGCGCGCTCACGGCATCCAGTCCGGCGCCCAGCGCAGCCAGTTCCGCCCCGTTCAGCGTCCCCTCGCGCAGGTCGTAAACCGCCAGCGGCTCCAGCAGCGCCCGCAGAAATCCCTCATACATGGTTTATGCCTCCATTTCCGTCACGTTCAGGCTGCTCAGCACAGGCAGCACCGCCACGTCTGCCGCCAGATCCTCCACGGGAACGGAGAAACGATAGTTCTCCACACCCTCCAGTCCGTAGATCAGATGGCCCAGTTCCGCAAGGCGCACCGCTCTGCCCAACAGACGGCCGTTGAAGAAAGCCGTCAGGGCCAGTTCCGCCGCGGCCTTCACATCCTCAAAGGCAGCGTTCTCCTTCGGCAGGATCTCCACCGCCACGTCCACGGCCTGCACCGCCGGGGCCTTCACTTCCACATCCACGGCGATCTCCCGTTTCTCCTGCAAAAGCGCCTGCAGACCAGCCAGCAATTCCGCGTCCGGCAGACCGCTCTCCGTAGTCACGTAGACATCCACAGTGCCAATGCCTCTGGCACGCCCCACTGCTTTTGCCGCCGCCACGCCGCCATACCCCAGAGCGGTCTGCTCATACCACGCCGCATTGGCGCCGTTGGGCAGCCGCTGGTAGCTCTCCAGAATCCGGCTTCGCAGTTCCTCGTCCTTCTCGGCATCTCTGCCGCCGGTAAAGGCAGAGGGATTCGTGCAGGCGGTCACGGCCACGGGACAGGCTGTCAGCACGCAGATCGTATCCGCCAGCACATTGCCGCCGCTGCCGCCTTCCAGTGCCTCGGCCGGTGCGTCTACGGACAGGCGGCCCGCTTTCAGCGTCACCACTTCCGTGGTGATGAAACGCACCTGTCCCTCCGTCATGCAGACCGTCCCCTCCGGAATGGTAATGTCGGAAACCGGCTCCAATTCCACAGAAAACCGCAGAACGCCCACAGCCTTCACCGCCTCATGGCGCTGGATCCCCCGCATCCCGGCGTGATAATCCAGATAGATCCCCTGCGCGGTTTGGGGGAAACTCTGGTCCAGCACCCAGTCTGCCTGTACACCCAATGCCTGCAGCTGGGCAGCCGCTGCCCACAGACGCACCGACAGGTCGCAATCCTCCTCCGGCACAAAGCCCGCGCGCTGCGCAAAGGTGCCCAGCAGTTCCTGATAAATCTCCTCGATGGTTCTCATCCGCTGTCTCCTCTCCTTTTGTCCCGCCTCACATCTGAACCTTGACGGTCACCGGCAGCGATTCCCCGGCACAGGACAGCTGCACGAACAGCGTCGCCCCGCCGTCCCGCTCCGTCAGCGTCACGAACTCCACGCTCACACCCCGTTCCTCCGCCAGTGCCTCCGCCACGTATTGACGGGCCGCGGTGTCACGGGTGTGGGCAGGCAGCTGTCCCAGCTGCCACAGCCTGCTTCCCAGTGTCTCACCAAAGGGGAACACGCCCCGTCTGGCAGTGAGCCGAAACAACACGCTCTGCAGCAGTGCCTCCCGCCCCGTCACACGACACAGGCCGGTGGTGCCATCAGACACATAGTCTCCGTTTCGAAGCATCAATGCCATTCAAAGCACCTCCTCGCCGCAGGTACAGGGCCTGTAGAGCTCACCGTTGATATAGAGCGAACCCCGAACCTCCACGGCTCCGTTGCTGCGCAGATAGACGGAATTTCCACCAGGACCGTAGAGATACACCTCCCCCGGCCGCATCTCGGCAGGTATCTTTTTCTGCTGCATACCAGCTACGCACTGCTCTTCGCCACCGGGGCCACCCTTGATGACCAGCACCGCCGCGCCGTTCTCCGGCAGCCACACGTATCCGCCGGGGCCGCACACCGGCAGGGAGCGCACCTCGCCCCTCGTCACCACACCCACGCTTCTTCCCGCAATGGTGGTCATACCCAGATCTGCATCCGCGGTAGGCGGAGCAGACCGCATCTGTCTGGAAAGCCACATATCAGGCAACCTCCTTTAACGTCAATGTCACCGTCATGCCCTGACGGGCGGAACACACGTTCTCCGTCTCCGCCACGCGGAATGTCCCCCGCAGGCCCATCCGCTCCAGAATCAGCGTCACCCTGTCACCGGGAAAGGCCAGAAAACTTCCGGGAAGGGTCACAGTGAGCTCCTTCTCCTCCTGACGGGACTGCTCGATCTGATACTCACCGGTGTAGCGCATCGCCGCCCAGGT